TGATAGAATATGCAGAAGGTCGAACCACCCCACTGACGTGCCTTACATATGATGAGGTTGATTGGCTTTCCTGCCCTCCTCATCTCCTCACATATGTTCAGCACGATGATCTGAGGGTTGTTGAGCTTGAACGGGACCATCTTTCCCGTACGCTTGTCCTCTATCCTTATCTCGTAATATGCCCAGAAGGCAAAGTCCTCGGAGAAGCGGATCCTGAAGATCATCATCCTCATGTCGTCTACCGTAGGCAGCTCCTCGCAGTCATCGAAGTCGTCCGTGGTCTCAAGGTAATGCTGTATCGAGCCGCACTGCTGTATCTTCTTTATCAGCGGGTCCTCGAGCATCTGGACGGGCACGTTCTGAACGGGAATCGGAAAGTCCAGAATGCAGAGATGGGCCCTGTCTCCGGGAGCACCCTCACCGGTGATGGGGTCGAAGTCCGCATTCAGACTCTTCAGCCTTTCCTCGTTTTCGGAAAGGATCTCGTCAATGACGTGCTGCTCTACGGAAGTCATGGCCGACAGTGTTTATATGGCGGATGAGTCCCGCCGTGATGCATCCGAGAGAGAAGGACACGATGTGTGTCACTCCAGATACCTGAGGAAGGAAAGCCATGCACATGTTCAATCCCAGGAATATCATTGTGTCAGGTGACCTCCACCACGTATCCTTGAGGGACGGAGTCCTGAGACCTACCGTGGCAAAGATGAAGTTCGATATTCCTATTGCGTCTGACGACGTGAAGAACCATGAGCCGGTGGCGCACGCATAAGCGAGCGCAAGAAAGAGGATGGAAGTCCTTCTTCTGGAGAACAGCATCCACAATGATATGCAGTTCACGGCAAGATGGAAGGCATTCACATGAAAGAAGTGATGGGTGACGGCCGTATACCATGCGTCATGATGAAGCCATCCGGGACACCCGAACAGCATGGAAACGGCAATGATGATGCCTGCTGTCACTATTGAAAAATTATCTCCTCGCATGTCTTCTTGCATAATAGTCGTTTCTCTCCTTGATCTGTTCCTTGATGATCCTCGAGACGATGTCGTGCTCGAGATACCACTCGGGGGCAGGCATGTCAATGATGGCTTCGCAGAGTGCGAGATGGCAGAATCCGCAGTAGGGAAACTCCTGCTTCTTCTCGAGATAGAGTCTGAACAGGGCGTCGAACTTCCTTCTCTTTGACCGCCCCATACGGTAATGGTCTTTTCCTCTCAGCTTGGAACTCAGCACGGCGGCTGCAAATTCCTTGGAGACGAACCACCTCGGCGCGGTGTGCGTGCGGACGTAGTCCACCGCCTCCCTCTGATTGGAAAACGTGTGTTCTTCCAAAGCCTTCTGATAACTCTGGAAAAGAGCAGAATCTCTCTGCTGTCTCAGCATTGTATCCCTCATTCCCTATAATAGTTTCTATTCAAATTTACCAACTGCTCCCTCAAGTTGTAAACATAAAGTTCAACGGCACTTCGGGAGGTTTATTTTTGTTTCAATAAAAGTCCAACGAACTAATTAAAAATGTATGGAAAAGATTGAAACTGAGAATGTTATGACACCGAGAGACCGCATCAGGGACAGATATGCTCAACGTCACCCTGACAGGGACTTCAGTGGCGAAAATGCTTCAGATGAATTGGATGACCTCGTTATTTCAGAGCTTGAAAAATACGACGCCGAACTGGAGGGTTACCGCAGCAACGACAAGAAGGTCAAGGATCTCTTCAACAGCGATCCCCGTTCCGGCCGTTTCCTCGTGAGCTGGGCTTCCGGCGGCGGCAATCCCATCCAGTATATTCTTGACATCTTCGGCCCGGATATCACGGAGGCTCTTCAGAGCGAGGAAGGCAGGGCAAAGATCGTCGAGTCCACCAACAAGTACCTTGAACGCAAGGCTGCTGAGGAAGAGGGTGAGGCGCAGAGGATGGCCAATTACGAGCAGTCCATCAGCGAGCTTTCTGCCTTCGCTCAGGAGAAGGGCCTTTCCGACGACCAGGCGAAGGAGATATTCGAGAAGGTGAACCAGATCGGATTCGACGTCATCGAAGGCAAGTACACCAGGGAGTCGTTCGAGATGGCCTACAACGCCATGAACTACAAGGCCGACGTGGAGACAGCACGCAAGGAAGGCGAGGTGGCAGGCAAGAACCACAAGATCAAGGAGAGACTTGCGAAGGTGGAGAAGCCTATCGATATGCCTCCGGCTGTCGGAGGACAGGGTGCAGGAGCGCCTGAACAGAAGCCGAAGACTCAGAAGAACAACATGTTCGGAATCTAACAGAAACCTTTTAAAAATTCACAGATAATGGAGAAAGGAATTTTCAACAAGTCACTTTTCAGCAACTTCTTCATGATGTTGCTGTCAGTGCTCGCTGTGGCACTAGGTGCTGACAGCTCGTTTGCAATGTCAGTTGTTGATGTGACAACTGAGACTACCACCGCTACCGTCGACGACAAGGGCCTCGAGACCCAGCTTGACGGCAAGGCGGCTACCGCAACTCATGCGACTGAGACAGATTTTGAAGAGGAGGAGATTGAACAGAAGATCGCGATCTTCCGTCCTTACCGCTTCCCTCTTGAGTATGACATCATCAAGAATGCCCAGCAGGTCGCTGTGAAATCGTACCACCCTATCCACTACCGCTCAGGATCGAACATCCTTGAGGCTGTGGTGAAGACCGAGGCTGCTTCTGCAGGCACTGGTCTCAATCAGACCATCGTCCTTCCTATCGCAAGCATCGAGTCGGGCGCAGAATGCCTCACAGAGTGGTCTACAGTATACGCTATGGGCGTCAAGGGATATGACGAGACCGGCACCAAGGAGGACGGTAACCTCTGCCTCTTCGTGACAAATGTCGATTCGGCGAACATCACCCTCATGGTACTCAACCCGTCGGCTACGGCAAAGGCTACACTCTCAGTAGGTACCAAGCTCGTCCTCGGCACGACTGCCGGATACGAGGCTCAGATGGTTGTCGAGCCAGACAACTTCCAGCCGGTTCCTGTGGAGGTGTACCTTCAGAAGAAACTCTCGAACATCGTGTTCACAGACGAGTGGCTCGAGCAGGCGAAGAAGGTTCCTTTCATCGAGAAGGATATCCGCAACAACGCACTCTTCAACTTCAAGCGCAAGAATGCCCGCACTCATTGGCTCGGCGTAAAGAAGAGAATCAAGGTGAAGGCTCCTAACAACCTCGGAGAGCAGTATGTATACTTCGAGCAGGGTGTGCTCCGTCAGATTCCGATGTTCTATCCGTACGCAAACGGCAAGATGGACTTCGCTGACCTCAATGCCATCGCAAAGATGCAGTTCGCCAAGTATTCGGCAAACAACGAGGCACGTGTATACTGCGGTAAGAACGCCATCGAGCGTCTCCTCAATATCGACATGACCGTCCACAAGGAGGTTAAGTTCGAGGATGTGAACGAGGCAGGCATGACGATCCGCAAGTGGAAGAACAACTTCGGTACACTCGAGTTCGTTCATGACCCTACACTCGACGACATCGGATACGAGGACTTCTTCGTTGTTGTCGACATCAAGAACGCCGTACGTTACGTTAAGCGTGACCAGCGTACCGACAAGCAGGACATGAAGAAGGGTACAGGCGAAGTGCAGGAGGCGCAGAGAGAGATCTTCTCAATGATCGACTGTCTCGCGCTCAAGGGCTACAACGCCATCCTCGTAGGTCCGGCCGAGAAGATGGGAATGGTTGCAGGTCTCGGCGCTATCAATAACGTATATCAGACAGCGGCCGCTCTTCCTGAGTCACCTAAGGAAGGTACAATCGTCCTTCTTACTGCTGACAGCGACAACTTCAAGGCAGGCACAATCGTCACTTACAAGGACGGAGCCTGGGGAGAGTTCGAGGGTGAGATCGTAGGTTAATCATCATGAATATCGGGAGGGGAAAATCTCCCCTCCCTTGTTTCTTTAAAAGCAAAGGTTATGACTAAGAAATATGGAATCAGAAACACCAGCGAGTGCGTGCTCAGGCTTAAGGTAGGCAAGGCCGACATCGTCTGCAACTTCACCAACGGCAACCTTCAGTCAAGGGAGCCGATCGATGCGTCGTTCGTCACCTCGAACCCTATCGCCCAGTTTGCCATCGAGTCCTGCGAGAAATTCAAGAACGGCAAGATCTATATCATGGCTGAGTACGGTGACAGCGCTCCTGCCGCCGTGTCCGCCAAGGCGGAACAGCCAAAGAAGAAGACCAAGGCTGATGCCGTAAAGGTGGAAAAGAAGGAAAGGGTCATGGAGAATGTGACAACTTTCGGAGATGCCGTAACGGTACTTGCAATGGAGAATGACGTCAAGGGCAGCGACCTCGTTGACATCGACAGCTGTCTGCGCAAGGCTGCTGAGCTCGGAATCTCTTTCCCTAACCTTATCAAGTAGCCGACGCCATGATCCAGCTGAGCGTCAGCGCCGCATGCGTATATGTACGCAGGATTCTCGACGAGCTTACAAGCGTCGAGGATATCGGCATGCTTGCATCGCCGGATGCAGTGGACCTCCACAGGATTGTGGAAGGATCTGTCGTGGAGGCAGTATACAGGACGCATAGCGCCGCACCTTCTCTTCTCATCGACGGAGTGAAGGCTGAAGACGACGACTATACTGCCGAGCTGGACAAGGATGGCGTCATTACTATCAAGCTCAATAAGGATGTATGCCGCATCGCGTCTGTCCAGACGGATGATTCCAACATCGTTGTCTCAGATCTCATTCCTGAAGACAGTGCGGAAGGACGAAAGCAGCTTAATACTCATGTGAGAGGAGTGCCCGACGATCCGCGCCTCGTCCTCTGCAAGGTATGGGCTGACAACCATAAGCCGGTACTGAGGTATTATTCCACTGATGCGGAGACATTGCCGGAGATCACCATGACATACGTCCCGTATCCAGTCATCGAGGAGACCATCGTCTTGATATGCCCTCGTCTGGAATATGCCGTGCTCAATGAGATTGCCGCAATGGTGCTTGACAGCCTTGACCTTCACGACAAGGCGGAGATTTACAGGGCGAAAGCCAAGGAAAATATGGAGGGTAAGTAATGTCGACAGTAAGAAAACATGTAGACAAGTACATCTTTTTCGTATGCCTGAGTGTGGCTATAGGCTTGTTTGTCGGGAGTTTTTTCTGCCCTCCTATGGGTGAGATCCATCCGAGCTGTTTAAAGGCGGCAGGCATTCTCATGGGATTTGCGGCATTAGGCATTGCAGGGCAGAACCTTGCCAACGGCAAGGAGGTGACAATGCATCACGAAAACACAGAGATCACTATCGGTGATAAGGACGACATAAAGAAATAACGAAATGAAACGGTTCAGAATAGGTAACGACATAAGCGTCACATGGAATGTGAAGAAGAACGGAATCCCTGCCGAATTGGCCGGCAAGGAAATCGTTGTCTATGTGACCCATCCTCAGGGTAGAGAGAAGGTCAGCGGCTATTCTGTCAACGGAAACACAATAACATTCACCTATGACGGTCTCAAGCAGACCGTACTGGGCAGACATACCTTTACGGTAGACATAAGATTCGCCTCGGGAGCCAGGTATCTGATCCAGGACAAGAGCGCCTTTGTGTTGGTGGGTAGAAGCTGTGAGGAGGATTCGGAAGAAACGGATTACTCAATAACTCTGTAGCATGGACACCCCTAGATTCAGAATAGGCAACGACCTCACTGTCCTCTGGGCGATTAACAACAGGGACGGATCTCCTTACAAATTAGACGATAAGGAGGTTCGGCTTTTTGTTACCCATCCCCAGGGAAGAGAAGAGGTCACACCGATACTGACCATGCTCCCTGACGGCACTACCAACAATGTGATCAGATGGGACTTCAAGGGTGACGACCAACGTGTCCTCGGCCTTTATACGCTGTCTGTCGAGATTACGACGGCAGAGGACCACAGGGACATCAAGAAGGATTTCTGCGAGGCCTTCTCACTTGTAGGGCTCAGCTGCGAGGAATGCGAGCAGGAAGGAGATGAGAACATCCAGGACGGAGGCGACCTGATCCTTTCCTCAAGGCTCGACATCTACAGGTTCGGTATACCCAAGATAACCATAGGTACCAACGGAAACTGGTTCATTGACGGAGTGGACTCCGGCAGATCTGCGTTGGCAGGCGGGAAGGGACTCGTCAATGTCATATATGACGAAGAGGATTTCGGTGGTGAGTTCGTGCCGGACTCTGTCATCGATACGTTCAACGCTCATGCGATCAACGGACTCTTCAACAAACTCAACGCACTTACGCTGATCGAGTCGCTCAATGACGTGGACGTCATCAATCCTCAGCTTAATCAGGTACTGGCATTTGACGGTACGGAGTGGAGGAACATGGCCTTCGGAGATCTGCTCGGCAAATACGTCGGAGGATCAGGAAGCTCTCTTCTTGACGATGTGGTAAGAAGGCTCCGCGTTCTTGAATCCTGGTTCAAGAAGTATGACGACAACACGATCTATACGGATTTCAATCTCATCTCGAAGAAGACCCTCGCATCCGGCGGAAAGGCTTCGTCCGGCACCGGAGGTACAGGATCTGGCTCTGGAAGCGGTTCTACAGGCGGAGGCTTCGTAGTCCTTGAGGACTGGCTGAAGTACGACGCTACACTTCCTCAGGTGCTTGGAGCTGTCCTCGGAGTGGAGCTGCACAACAGGCTCAACGCTCTTGAGGAAGGCTGCTCCGATTCCCCTTATGCAACAATATCATTTGTCGAGCAGACAATCAACAGCCTCATCGGAGGAGCAGGAGAAGCATACGATACGCTCATTGAGATACAGCGGATACTTCAGGACAACGAGGGTGACATCAACACCCTTCTCACCGAGATAGCTACCAAGGCCAGCAAGGAAGAGCTTGCATCCTTTGACGAGAAATATGCCGCACTGATAGAGGCTCTGATAAAAAAGAACAGCGAGCAGGACACAACCCTCGAAGACCACGAGACACGAATAGAGACTCTTGAAGACAAGGAAGCGATGTTCCGTTGGGTTTACAACGCTGACGGCACAAGACGAATAGAGACCGACTACGACCTCGCCTCTCTTGGAACGGTAGCCTCAGGCGGAAAGGGCAAGCAAGGCTCTACTTCGGGAGCTGGCGGTGGAATAATGGCTGTCAAGGTCAACGGTCAGACGATATCGGATGACGATGATGACAGGATAATAGAGCTTCCCGACTATCCCGAAAAGGTGAGTGACTTGGAGAACGACGAGGGCTATGCGAAGTCTTCGGATGTGGCAGCTACTTACGTTACGAAGTCGGAGCATACGTTCCTTGAAAAGAGGGTCGAGACCAACGAGAAGGATATAGTCACCCTCAAGGAGAAAGACACTACCATTGAGGAGAAGATAACGAAAATCAAGGAGATAACCGACCATTTCTTTATCGACGAGCATGGTTTGGGAACTCACAAGAACTTCCGAAGCACGGGCACTTTATCATCGGGCGGAGCGGCTCAGGTGGGCGAAGGCGGAGGCTCGGGAGGAGTAACAGGAGAATACAAGATGTATGTACACACACAGCGTGATCCGTTGAAGGAATGGACGATAACCCACAACCTGAACAAAGTGCCGAACGTGAAGGTCATTGACTCTACGGGTAATCAGGTCTACGGCGATGTGAAGGTCGAGAACATGAACATTGTCACCGTGAGCTTCGGTGGAGCGTTTTCGGGAATAGCTTACTTGGATTAAAAAAGGAGGATACGATATATGTTATTGCAGAACACTCTTGACCTCAGTACATTCGAGATAGTGAGGTTCAGAATATGGAATCAGACATCGCAGCCGAGCGACAGGGGCTT